CCCACGGGATGTGCGCCAAGGAGGTGTGGTTCGTATTTGCACGAGAACTTGAGCTATTGGGTGATATCTCGGAAGAGTACCGTAGGGTCCTCACCGATTACTCCAACCTGGTAGCGATTCCAATAATCAGCCATATCAGGATTTACGAACATATCGATGTACGGTAGACGAAGCTCTTGAAGAGTATCTAGGTTGTCGAGGTAGGCTTCGACAGCCAATTGGATCTCAACTGGTATTTTAAACACTTGTTCGACTAACAGTCGTGTTTGAAAACCTGTTGCTACATGCTTGTGGACATCCACTTTTAAAGCATCCAACAGTTTGTTGCGATTCCATTCATTAGTCTGCATCTTATTCACAAAATGTCGAACATCTCTACCTTTGGTTATTCTCAAACCATAAGATGCCAGACTAGATATAATTGGACAGCCAGGGTACTGGTGAAAAAGAGATAGGGATTTACACCGTATGAGGTTCAATTTTGTCGCGTTGCCTGCACGAGCATATTTGGCGCAGGTCCAACCGAATGAAGCCAATACTTTGATTGGATCTGTAATCGCGATACATTCATCTGGGTCAAAGATGATGCCACAAAATGAAGCTTTGCACAAGTCAGCAACCTCTTGCCACTTGACAGAAAATCCTAAAGATGCAAACAAATCCGTTCGCATTTTATTTCCACTGAGTTCATTCCAGATCCCATCATCCCCTTCAACCTTGCCATCAACTATGCACCCACTCTTATGGGCAACGAATAAGACTAACATCAAGTTAGAAAATCCATTGCCCAATGATGTGCACATCTCACCGGACATTCGAGTTGCTTCCAACAACACTTTCCAAAATTTTGTATAAATGGTATTTTTGCCAGCAAGTACATTTTCCAATAGTTGATGAAAATGCGCGGCATTAGGTAAAAACTTTGTCATGTGTTTGTAAAGAATAAATTCACAGCTGTGCATGATTTTCTTTACGAAGCTGGCTTCGAATGTGGAGAAGTCTGTAATAAAATAACGAGCACCAATTTTCATGAGGCTCTGGCGTATAGCGAGAGGCCTTTCTGCAACAGGTACATGTTTTATGAAATATTTGGACTTATACACCTGGTTCTCAATCAGTTTAAATGTAGGACCAACTTCGACTTTAAATCTATCATGTCGAGCGTTGATAATCCGGATATGCTTGTACTCCAGATAAGGTTCATCTTTAGGGAACCCCTTAACGTTAAAGTGTTTCTTGAGAATTATAGGGTATTTGTCTTCTATTTCCAACAGTTCTTTCCTCCTCCATTCAGGATAAGTGGTTCCAGCCAGCCATGTCGGCGTTGTAGTGTCCGAGTTGGGTGAAAGGGGGGTAAATTCTTTTTCCACGAATACTTGCACAAACTGTGCAAATTCCTGGAGTAAGGTTTGCTGTATGTCTGGAGGCTTAGAGGCAAACCGTTTCTCTATGCCTAAGGCCACTGTTTCGGGACAATCTGGGGAGGGTTGTGGTAATGCAAAACCCCTCGCTGCTACTCCCAGATTTACTTGTACGGGTGTTCTATTCATGTTCCGAACTTTCGAATTGCGCTCCATTTTGAACTCTTCCTTCGTCTCGGAGAGTTGAGGCAATTGAACATCATGAATAGAATACCCATACAAGGCCCTCACAGGTTTAAAACTCCTGCAGGTTCGCCCACCACTACCACAGTGGCTAGGCGCTGCTTCTCATGCAGATACAAAGCATAAGAAACATACACAGCATTCGCAATTGGATATTCCCCTGAAAGATACCTTGGTCTATTTTCGTTGACAGTGATCAACGTACGGGCGGCAAATTTCAGTTTTTCCCACACTACCGACTGCTCATAGTAACTGGCAGTAACAGACGGTGAACTAAGCTGACATATTGCTTCCATAGAAACCTTAAGTTGCACTTTCTTTTCTTTATCGGTGCAGAACCCTGCAATTGACCTAGTGACATCTATACATGCCACCGCAGAGTAATGCTTCAACCCTGCCAACGCCATCATATCTGGTCGTTGGTCCAAAGAGTCAGAAAAAGGGTCTTGATCCCAATGTGAAAACGTGTAACGGACTCGTGATGAAGGGATTACATAAGTACAGGTAACCCAACAGAGAAAAAAGAAAAGGATGGCAGAATTCACCCACCAAAACAGTGACGCAGCATGACTCCCAATCAGAGTATTATGGGCCTCGAGCAAAAAATACACAAGGTAAAACCACAAACAATTCATGATCAATGCTGCAAGTTGGCGACGAATGGGAATGTTCCTAAAGAACTTCACCACTGGATGATCATCCTCAGGGCGCTTGATCTCGACATTAAGCTCGATCACACGCGTCCACAATTCAAGATCATAAGCAGCACGGCTCTGCTTTAATTCTTCGTCGCGAATTTTCTGTTCCTCTTCTTTATCAACCTTCTTAGTGTATGCATCTTTAAGTTTCACCAAGTCGGCTTTAAGCTCTTCAAGCTTACCCTTCTTCTTTTCTAGAACTGCTTCCTTAGCTGACGTGCTGGCCTTAGTCTCCTCAGCACGAGCTTCCATCTTTGCAATGCGTACTTGAGCTTCCGCAAGCAGCTTCACGGTGGCAGCCGCCGGATCGCGTGCCGCCGTGATTTCAAGCCTCAGAGCTTCCTCCTTTTCGCGCCAGGCTCTTCTTCCCTCCTGATACTTTCTTCCCTCTTCCTTTTTTGCGTTCTCCTTCGCAGCTCTAAAATCATTTGGCTGCTTGGGTCGAGGGGCAATAGGTCGAAGGTGAGACACCCCTCCTGTTGAGGCGGTGTTGAAAGGTCGGGGTCCGAGTCGGTCATCGGGCAGTCCAACAGGCTCGCAAGGGAGTTCGCTGTTTCCACTGTCTCCGTGAGGTCGAGGAAAGTCAAGGTCAATGTTTGCAATGATGTTGTCAGTTCGTTCACTAGTCTCCATTCCGCAATCAAGTGATTTGAAATATCTAAAATTTCTTGTGCGTATCCAGACATAACCACTTTATCGTATAG